CAACGTAGAAGGGGCGGATTTTGTTCCTGTGGGCACGATAATCTGGTCTGGCAATGCGACCGTTCCCGCTGGCTATCTGCTCTGTAACGGTGCTGCCGTGGGCCGTGCAACGTATCCCGAACTGTTCGCGGCTATCGGAACGGCTTTTGGTTCTGGTGATGGTTCTACCACGTTTAATTTGCCGAATCTCATAGACAAGTTCGTTGAGGGATCAACAACTGCTGGTACTGTGAAAGCGGCGGGGTTGCCGGGTATTAATGGTAGTTTTGGATTGGATGCTAATAATATTCAGGGATACTCAGAAAGTTTTAAGGGAGCGTTTACACCAGTTACAGATGACGCCTATAGCTCTATGGCCCTTATTTCAGGGAGATATCATACACCAAGAAACGACATAGCCTTCGACGCCTCCCGCTCATCCTCCATCTACGGTAACTCAGATACCGTCCAGCCCCCCGCAGTGACCGCGCTGCCCTGCATCAAGGCCTTCGCAGCCGTTATCGGTGATGCAACGGTTGTGGCCGGACAGTTGGTGAATGAAATACAGAGCAAGGTTGCACTGGATGGCTCTAATACGTCTAGCATTGGCAGCACGTTGTCAACGTACATGGCCCACGCCGCGATGCCGTCAGGGCAGTATGAGGATTTGACGCTTCCTGCAAACGGAAGTTATGTCACAGCCCCCGCTGATGGATGGATATGTTTTTATGCTGCCGGAGGATCAACAGGCGTTACATATATCGCATTATCAAGACGGCTTGATGGTACCGATGACAATCGTTTGCTGTCTAATGTTACTATAAACGGGAACAATGGGTCTTCTGTCTATTTGCCTGTAAGCTCTGGTGATGTTGTTTATACTCACTATTCGGCAACCGGAACAAAAAAACTGACGTTTGTTTACGCAAATGGCTCTGCATCATAAAGGAGAAATATCATGTCTACGTTTGTTCGATATGACGAAAACAATAACATTTCCGCCTCTGCCGATTGGCCGGCTCCGGGGATGGTCAAGGTCGATTATGAGGTGGTCAGGGCATACGACGGACGGCTCTACAAAGCCGATGAGGCCCCTGTCAAACCGCAGTCCGAAGTCGAGGCTGAGGCTTTTGCGGCTCTCCGTGCAGAACGCGACGCGAAACTCGCTGCCACCGACTATCTGCTGATGCCCGACTATCCGATTGACGAAAAAAAGCTCAATGCCGTCAAAGAATATCGCCAAGCCCTGCGCGATCTGCCGGAAAAGGAAGGTGCGCCTTGGGTTGACGGCGATATTCCGTGGCCTGTTAAACCGTAAATCTAATCAAACAAGGGCGCTCTCGGAAACGGGGGCGCTTCTTCTTTTGGAGTTTCCATGATTGAGATTCGTAACCGGCGCATAACCCGCCCCGGACAGCTTGGCCCTGACTATACCGAAGAAGATGGCATAGGCATGTATAAAGAGGGCGAAAGCTATCTGATTGAGGATTGCATAATAGATTTTAGTAACCTTGATCTTGATGAACAAGATGAAGCTACGGCAGTCACTTACGGAGCCAGTGCCTCCTATCGCCGTTGCGTTATCCGAGGTGCTGGCAAGCTTGTGCTATGCGGCTGCGGTGACGATAGTAAAGTCCCCGTTGAAAAAGATAAGAAAGTATTATTCTATGACTGCATACTTGAAAACTTCGGCAGACGTGGCCCTGAAGTGCAAGACGGCATGTATGTTGGTATGCACAACTGCTTAATCCGTAATTGGGGAATGTCTGACAGATTTACGACCCGCAATTTTGGTTCTTGGGCGCATCGTAATGGTCGAATTGATGCCTACGGATGTGTTTACTGGCAAGATAGCTTTTGGAGGCCCATAGGCCAATTTATACGCGATTTGATAGACCATATCGGGCAAGCATGGAACGATGAAGGCTTTAAGGGTTTATTGCGGCCTTCTACTTACATGCCCGGCGTCTGTAAGGGGTTGCTCGCAACGGATGGCGGCGAGGCTTATGCTTGGCAGTGTTATCGGAATCACTGGTGGATTGCGCTTCCTTGGCGGCATACAACGGAGATGATGGATAAGACTGATGCCAAGTGTATGATTGCTTATCTTCAACGTATGGCGGCTGAACTTGACGCAGAGCTTCCGAAATAGTCTTGCTGTCATATTTGAAGCTGCAATATATGAAGAAGGCAACTATGCCGAATATGCAAACTATTAACACGCAAAAAGCTATGCAGCTGTAAAGTTCCTTGTTGTTCCTCAAAATTAGGCCATCGGCTAATTTTAGTCTGTGGCCTAAATGCTTCTAAATCTAACCCTCAAAATATTTATTCAAGCTCTCAACCGCATCTGCAAGGGTGCGGTTTTTTATGTATTTGTAATTGGCTGGGTCTGAAAAGCGTTTTGCCCATTGCCTACAATATGGCACAAAATAATTTTCTTTATCATCTATAGAAAACAAGCGTAAAGCCTTGCCAGTATCCATACACCACTTTTCAAAGCCTTTTGTAGGGGCGTAGAGGAAGCAACCATTGCTTTGCCCTGTTGGTAGGGGGTTCCGTGTTCCGTCAATCATACGCCAAGTAAAGCCCCGTAATTTGTTGATTATGAGTTGCGCTGGCATCATGCTTGACGGTGAACGCAAGAGAATTGTTATATCTGCCTCTGGACGGGCGAAGGCCAGCATATGCGCCATAGTGCCCATTGTGGTTGCAATATGCGTTGCGCTTGAAATGAGCTTTATTTGCTCATTCAGAGGCAATTTTTCGGGCGCAATAACTTCATATCTTTGACGGCTGAAAAAAACTTCAAAATATTCTTCGCCAACGCCATCATTTGCAGGCCATTGCGTTCTAGTAAGATAAATCTTTTTCGGCTCTTGGGACTTGCCAGCTTTTTCTTTCAGATAGTCGAACCATTCCAGCCATATTTTGTTCCCACCTTCGCCCGTATGGTACGCCTCATCGGGAACAATGATTTCAGTAAACTGTGTCGGGCCTCGCAGGATTTCATAATTCACGCCTGCCAGCTTAAAGAACTTTTCGGCATGGGTGGAACTGGCCCCCGGCTGCAAGACGAATACCCTTTTCAAGCCGTCATCATGGTGTCGTGCATAGTGCCAAAGCCGCGTCATACCGTCCAGAATTTCATGCCCGAAATGCCCAAAAATCACGCCTCCGAATACGACTTTCTCTTGCCGTACATCAAGGCCGACTGCCGTATATGACTTCTTACAGGCGAGATTATACAAGGGGGCGCGGCTATTGCGCTCAAGCCCTGCTATAAACGTGAAGTCTGGGCCGCATACCCCGCCCATGTAGCAATTCAAGTCTGGCGAACAATCGTCACGCTTTTGAAGCGGTAGCAAGATACCCCGATTGACAGTCTTAACCTTCGGGTCTGGCAGCGTCCGTAAGCTATCGAGAGTGGCTTTCCACTGCTGGGCATATTCGGAATAGAAAAGGGTCATTAGTCCTCCAAATAAGCAAGAAATTCTTCCATCCATTCACGAAATTCAATATCTGTAGGATTCCCTTCTGGATCGTCTATTTGTTCTTCTTCCCACATTCTTTGAAAGCCTTCTGCTCGGTTTTGCAATTCATTTACAAATTCGATATAAGTCATTTTTCCTCCCTGTATCACTACCCTGTGGTGATACGCATACTGTTATTTAGCTGTAATGATTAGCTTTTTGCATGGACTGAAAATCCCCGTGTCCGCGGTTCAATTCCGTGCCTCGGCACCAGAAAAATCAAGGGGTTAGGTGTAATGCCTAGCCCCTTTTTGTATCACCTTGTATCACCATTTAGAAAGGAACCTGACTATACGGAGGCATGGCGGCAACTTCGGCTAAAAATTTTTTCATATCTTCCATAAGTTTCTCATGGCTTCTATGGTCTCTTTTTATCTTTTTAGCATCTTGTTTTGAACGTGCTTTCATTACTGCCAACTCCCTCTTTTCTTTGTTTAGAATTTTTTTGTACTCTGAAACCAAATAATAATCTTCGCTATAACTATCACTCTGGTAAAGTCTCTCGCATGGTTTTTTGATTGTTATATAATGAATATAAAATGTTTTTGTGAAATCAACCATAGAGCCATCTTCAATTTCTTCTTCGTACTCAAAATCATAATGGTCTGGCCCAAATTCGTCGCCTTCAAAACATAGAATCGTTACGCTCCAATCTCCTACGAATTTATCATCTA